GAAGAAGAGTTTGATGACGAGGACAACTACAATCAAGAAGATGACTACTGATGTGGTACAGCCGAGTAGTTGCCGATCTTGGCAATATACCTGACTTCATTGCACACTTTGAGTCAGAGTTAACAGATGCCAAGCGTGACTGCAAAATTGGTGGGCTGGTAGAGAAGAACATCACTGCCTTGCCCGGCATTACAGAACACAGATTCAATCAGTTACAAGAGATTGAAGCTGTGTTGAACTTTCTCAACATTCAACTGCGCAAGATTCGTACCCGACATTTCAAGAAGTATCTTGAAGGTTATGCTCGTGCGCTCACAGCACGTGATGCTGAAAAGTATGTGGACGGTGAAGAAGAAGTTGTGGACTTTGAAACCATTATCAACGAAGTAGCATTGCTACGCAATCGTTGGTTGGGCATCATGAAGGGCCTGGACACTAAACAGTGGCAAATGGGTCACGTGGTTCGCTTGCGCACAGCAGGCATGGAAGACATCACGGTATAGCATGACTGACGAACAACAGTGGCAACAAGATTTAGAAGAGATGCAGATCTTTTTCATGTTGTTCTTCTTTGAAGCATGGGTGGCTTTTTGGTGGTGTGTGGATCATATATAAAATCATGGTTGGAATATACAAAGAACTTTTGCCTAAATACAATGTAGTGCATGACTTTATTACAGAATATGATCCATGCAGTGTTGTAGATTGGGGGTGTGCAAATGGATTTCTTCTTGAACGTTTGGAACAAGATTTCCCCAGTATTCAATCATTGGGAGGCTATGATCCTGGCAATCCTGATTATATGGATGTGCCTGCTGGCACCTATGATTGTTTGGTCAGTTGTGATGTAATAGAACACTTTGAACCTGAACTGCTGGATGAGTCGTTAAAACTCATGCAAAGCAAGTTCCAACGTTCTGCGTTTTTGATCATTGCCTGTTACCCTGCAAAGAAAATTCTAGAAGATGGTCGTAATGCACATTTGATTGTGGAAAACTGTGCATGGTGGTTGGCCCGGATACAACGGCAGTTTGATCAATGCTATGTCACTTGGTGGGAGGCTGTGGACTACGGCGGGAAGCCACACAAAGGTATACAACCTAAACCTGAACTGCGGGTTGTACTAGAGAAACGCTGAGTAGTCAAACGGCTCATTGCCTGATCGCCAGATCAACTGTATTTTTTCATGTGACAATTTTTCTTGCCACCACGCATGATCTTGCACACATACCAAGGGTTTTTTACTTTTAGTATGTGTTATTTCTTGTAACCCAACCACGCATATTTTGTTGCAAAGACTCAGCATTAGTCCTACTACTGAATCAATGTCTGACTCAGGAATAAATGGTAATACGTCTAAGCATATCACCAGATCCCATGTACCTTTGGGCAATTCGGCATGTTGATCATATGCAGGATCGTGTAGTGCATACTGGGAAATGCCAATGAGATTGGCAAAATTATTTTTGCTGGCGTATTGTGATCCTTTACCGCAGCCATAATCCAGCATGGTTTTACACTGGTGTTGTTGCACTATTGATTGCAGTTGATCAACGTATTGATAACTGCCATATCCTGCCCAGTTCACGCTGTTTTGCTGAAATGCTTGACTGCGTTTTAGTGTTTCATAATATTGATCGGTAAACATTGATTTACTTAGTACAAAACTGCGTATATAAATATCAACATGAAAATTGTAATTGTCACTGGCGGATTTGACCCGCTACATTCTGGGCACATTGCTTACTTTGAAGCAGCCCGCGCACTGGGCGACAGGCTTGTGGTTGGACTCAACTCAGATGCATGGCTCACACGCAAAAAAGGTCGACCATTCATGCCCATGGCAGAACGCAGGGCTATCATTGAAAATCTGCGCATGGTAGACAGGGTAATTGAATTTGATGATGCGGACAACACATCTATAGATGCTATCCGTGTTGCTCGAGCACATTATACTGTGCCTAATTCCAAATTTATATTTGCCAATGGCGGAGATCGTACTGCAACCAACTGCCCTGAAATGGTATTTGATGATGTGGATTTCCAGTTTGGAGTAGGTGGCGAGAACAAAGCTAACTCGAGCTCGTGGATTCTTCAAGATTGGAAAGCACCCAAAACAGAACGTGCCTGGGGCTACTATCGTGTGTTGCACGAAGTAGGTGCTAACACCAAATTAAAAGAACTCACGGTCATGCCCAAGACTTGCCTAAGCATGCAACGACATGATCAACGTGCCGAGTTTTGGTTTGTGGCTGAGGGCGAGGCCGCAGTGTACACTTTGGACTCAGGGACTGATCACGACTTGGTAGGTAACTTTAAAAAGCATGACTACGTATGGATCAAGAAGAATCAATGGCACATGTTGTGCAATGAAACTGATACACCACTGAAGTTGATTGAAATCCAATACGGTGACAACTGTGTTGAGGAAGATATTGAGCGTAAATGAAACCAATTCCTGTGTTTGTAGGGTATGATCCACGTGAAGCCATTGCATATCATACATGCGTGAACTCAATTATTAGGCATGCCAGTCAGCCTGTGGCCATCATACCTGTGGCCTTGAACTTGTTTCGAGACTACAGCGAAACACACACTGACGGTAGCAATCAGTTTATCTACAGTCGCTTTCTTGTGCCGCATTTAATGGATTACAGCGGTTGGGCCATATTCATCGATGGTGACATGATCTTGCGTGGCGATATTGTAGAACTATGGGAATTAAAAAATCCTGTCAAAGATGTCATGGTGGTCAAGCACGACTATAAAACACGCATGACTGAAAAATATCTTGGAAGCAAAAATGAAGACTATCCACGAAAGAACTGGAGCAGTGTAATACTGTGGAACTGCAACAGTTTTCCCAATCGCAAGTTGACACCTGAATTTGTGCAAAAATCAACAGGTGCAGAACTGCATAGATTTTCATGGATAGATGATGACCGCATTGGAGAACTGCCCCCAGAGTGGAACTGGCTGGATGTTGAATACGAATGGAATCCACTGGCAAAATTAGTACACTATACTTTGGGCACACCGTGCTTTCATGAGTTTGCTGATGCTGGAGACTTTGCAGAAGATTGGCATAAGGAACGCATGTTAACTGACTACTGTCAACAAAGAATACAACAATGAGTGAAGAACATTTAGCACCACTGCTGAGACATGAACTAGATATGGTGCCTCCTGAAATGACACAAATATTTAGAGACATCATAAAATATCGTGTGGACCCAGCAGGATATTACTACAAAATTGATATTGATCAAATAGTCAACCAACTTCGCGCCCTAGATACAGGAACAGTACACGGCATCGACAGTGAATTTAGATACGAGGAAAAAGGCAAAATGTTTGATCCTGTTATACAAAGTTTTACAATGGGTGCTGGAGGACAAATAACCACCTGGGACAAAAGCGAGCCCACAATGATACCAGCAATATTGCGAGGTATAACCAAACGCAAACAAATGGACTTGTGCAGACAACGTGGTAGAGATTTTTACTACATTGACACTGGATATTTTGGAAATGGCAAAAAGAAAACATATCATCGTGTGACTAAGAATGATGTGCAAAACTTTGGCCCAATAATAGAAAGACCTGGTGATAGATTTGAACGCACAGGTATCAAACCTGCTAAATGTCGTGCTGATGGCAGTAAAATACTACTAGCACCACCCAGCCAAAAATTGTTAAACTTGTATGACATTGATCTTGAAACTTGGTTAGAAACCACACTGGCAGAAATTGCAACCAACACAGATCGTGAAGTCATAGTTCGTCGCAAGCCAGGACGCACGGCACGGACCAGTGATGACAGCATGGAAGCTGCACTGAGTCAAGACATTTATTGTTTGATTACTTTTTCCAGCATTGCAGCCGGGGAAGCATTGATGTTTGGTAAACCTGCAATCACCTTGGGCCCTAATGCAGCCGCACCGTTGTGTAGTCAAAGTCTGTCAGAAATTGAAAATATCCGACGACCCAGCCTGGATGAAATACATGCATGGTGTAGACACATAGCCTACTGTCAATTCACTGAAGCAGAAATGCGTGACGGCACTGCTTGGAGAATATTACAAGGTGGTTGACGTTGTAGTATACATCAGTAGTGTAGCCAATCCTCGTAAACATTCAAGAAAAATTGAATGTTTAGAAAGTTTTGCTGAAGGTGTACGTGCCACAGGTGATTCTGTCGTGGTAGAGTGGGAACATCAGTACACACCCAGTCGACTAGCAGTGATATTGGGCTGGGCCACTACAAATACAGGTGGCCGCAATGTACTGTTGAGGAAACAAATTATTGCTGATCAAAAACGATTCAACCGCCATACCATGTGCATAGATGCCAGTTGTTGGAAATACCTTGACGATCGCGGCAGTTATCTAAGATACAGTCTTGGTGGCCCATTTTATGATCGTGCTGAATATGCCAACCAAAACAGTGATTCCAATAAATGGATCGAAATAAGTCGTCAACTTGGTATATCATTAAAATATGTAAGCCCGACCAAGAATGGTCATATATTGATCTGTATGCAACGTGATGGTGGCTTTGCAATGAAAACGTTGAATCCCATGACATGGCTCAGCGACAAGATCCGACAAATCAGAGCAGTAACTAATCGCCCAATACAAATACGTCCGCATCCGGGACAATATGACATGACTGAATTTGCCGCTTACACTTCCAAGCAAGGCCAACGACAAAATATTGCAGTGATAGAACCCAGTCAAAGTCGATTGATTGACAACTTGCAAGGCGCACATGCCGCAGTGTTTTTCAACAGTTCAGCAAGTGTGGCAGCAGTGTGTGAAGGAATACCAATTTTTGTTGATGATTCAAGTTGTGTTGCCTGGGCTGTGGCCAACAAAGATATCGTAAACATTGAAACTCCTGAAACATTTGACAGAAATCAATGGCTATGGGATTTGTCAGCTGCTCATTGGAGTGACGCTGACGCTCAAACCGGACGCATTTACCAAAAATTCTTACCGTATCTGGTATAACTCTACAAGTTCTGCAACATCGTTATTGACAAACTCGTCAATGTGAAACTGACTCCAGCTAATATGGTCCCACCAGTCTCCACGGTCTGGATACGTGATGTTGGCTAAATTTTCTACACCGGCCATGAGCAACGTAGTAATTGACGGATCCACAGTGTATGCAGGCACACCTAACAGCACTGCTTCTACACAGGCCATGGTGCGTTCACCTACTACAGCATGTGCTCGGACTAGTTGATCTTGATAGCGTTGAAACCGTGTGGCCTTGTTGCCAGCCTTGGGTCTCCATACTATAGGCCCATCCCAATACTTCTTTATTTCGGCTTCTATACCAGAGCACCATTCAGGTGTGGTCTTGCCAGTGCGTTGCACTAGTATTTCATTTATGGGCATAGGCACCAACACATATTCTCCAGTTCGGTGTTGCCATGATTGTTGTTGAGGCTCAGGAAATACATCGGCTCTGCTGTAGGGCCTGGGTTGTACATTCATGTTGTGGTGCCCACAGTAAGTTACCCTACGTGTGGCACGTCGGGGCGTATCCAATCCCCAGTAGCCATATTCAATTTCAATCCAAGGACGCCCAGCAGCAATCCATTCTTTCAGCGGTGACCACCAAGGTGCAAAGTGACTAACCACAAGCACATGATCCTCGGGTATTTGATGCATGTGATCAAATATCTTTAGCCCATGCCGTTGCCAAGGCCGAAGCGACCATGACTCAAAGTCGCCTTTGATGTCTGCGCACCAGGCGTATTTTATTGCCAACCCATGATCCAATCGTCTTTGACTTGATCCAAGCGAACCATGCCCCATGACTTCATGAGTTCGATGGCGGCATGTTGACCGTATTGATCACTATAAGCATCGTGTGGCTTTTGCTCTACTACCACAACAGGACGGCACCGTCGAATAGTTTCTTCAGCACCTTGTAGGATACGATACTCGTAGCCTTCGCAATCCATTTTGATGTAGTCTACTTCGTCAAGTTCTAGATCATCCAGTCGGTACACCTGAGTTTCGCCTTGCCCTAGTGTAGCAGGATCAATGTGCGTGTGCCCAGTATTGCCTTCTGTAATGATCATGGTGGCGCGAGTTTGTTTGTCGCCCAGTGCAAAGTCTTTGACCTGCAAGTTGTCAGCAACAACATTGCGGAGCAAACATTCTCTAAACATGGCCACTGGTTCAAATGCCACAACAGTGCGGAAGTTTTTGCAAAGACTACGACTCCACAGACCCACGTTGGCACCAATGTCTAATGCAACGCCGCGACGTTTGGCATGTGTGATACTGCGATCACGCACTTGATATTGGTATTCAGCAGGTCCGCCTTTGTCTATGCTTTTCTTCAGCATCTTTGGAAAGTGTGATTCAGCATCTGGGAACCACCACCCTTGGTATTCATGCACTTAGTATCTCCTCTGTTTGTTTAAGTATCCGTTCGGCTGAGCCGTTTTTGAATTCGTCTATGTGAAATTGAGCATAGGCCAAATGGTACGCCCATGCCAATATTTGATCTTGATCCGGAAACCAAGGATTGTCAATAGTACTCAAGTCTAAATTACTTACAGGACGAGCGGCATTACTTGGAGCCAATGCAAACACTGGTGTGCCTGCCAGTATGGCCTCCGTTGCCGCAATGCTGTTAAAGGTCACAACAGCATGTACATCATCCAAGGCCTTTTCTACACGATTGATTTTTCTATCAGTGCGACTTCGGTTGCGTTCACGTATGATGATGGGACGGTCGGTGTGTTGTTTGATAGTGGCCACAGTCGCAGCCAGCCATGTGTCTAAGTCTATGTCGTAAAATTTACAAGGCTTGTCGTCAGGTGCAGCAATCAGTATTGAACTGCCCGGCCGTCTGCGCGAGATTTCCAATCCCAGTCGACTCCAACGATCGCCGGGACGCGGAATCACTTGATCGTGTTGTAAGTTGTTGGGTACAATTCTATGCCAGTGTTTCCAACCTTGTGGATTTTTATGGCTGGGGCGATTGCCCAGGTACCCTGAATCCATGTATCTAAATGGACGCTGATCTGCCCAGCACTGCTTGATGATCTTGTGCTTCATAATGCCACGTAGCATGAGTGGCTCGGTGCTGTCCTCATAGCGCCATGATTCTAATGGCGTACTTTGTAACCCCAAACCATGGGCGTACATGTCAATGTATTCATCGTCTCCATTCTTGCTGAGAAATATCATCGCCAGTATGCTTCTTTTCTCTGTACTACTAGATCTTTTAATTTGCTACGCCCGTCACGTTTGCGTTTGCCTTTTAAGTGATCAATGTACGCACCCCATTCGCAGTTGATCAGCGGATGCCCTTCGCCGTTGATCAGGCCAGCTGACCAGTTGAGCTCTGCTAGTCCACTACGATTTTTAACATCATCAAACACATAACTGTCGTGCCACTCGCTTAGTGTAAAGATACCACGTTCAGCATCATCATACATGCGCTGAAACTCTGTTAAGAATTTCTGTACAGGTTCACGCCGCAAGTTCATGCCATACAATCCACATTCGGTAAACTTGTTGCTACGGCCTGCATAACACAGTTCTCTATCATCTGGAAAGAATGTGGAAATCTTTTGTACAGTGATTGGGCTGTGGCACACCATGTCTGCGTCCATCCAGATCAACCAATCTGTCTTGCAGTGTTTGGCAGCATGGAATATAGCATATACTTTGTGAGCAAATCTCACTGCTTGCCATTTGAATGCTTTGCGTTCACTGCCAGGGCCAATATCTCCATTGGCTTTGGGCACATTGCGCCAGATGTTTTTGAATGTGACCAAGTCTGCGCTGACACCTTCTAAGTCTAACACTTCGAGATTGGGTGCAGTTTCGGTTACCCCGCAACCTTCTGCATATACTTTGAGCATGACATCTTGTGGCCATGTTTGCAAAAAAGTTTGAATCATCCGTCGACCATACGTATTGTATCCATCGGCGTTGAATGTGGTAACTACAGTGTATTTCATAGACGTATTTACAGTGATAAAAAGCATAGCCTATTTTCCTGCCCAATGTGCATTAAACAGCAAGCCAGTGATGAGTGCATTCTTGGATTGTTGCCAAGCCGCAGGCATACAAACACAAGAGAATTCCATGACTGCAGATGCCGCAGTGATTTGGTCAGTGTTGTGGCACGGCAGAATGCGACCAAACCAAGCAGTGTATGAACACTACCGCAGTCTAAACCGACCGGTGATTGTGATAGATATTGGTGCATTGTATCGTGGCACAACTTGGAAATTGGCAGTAAACCATATCACTAGAGACGGTTATTACGGACATGAATTAGATTTGGACATGAGTCGCCCCAAGCAATTACAAATAAGTTTAGCCACACAAGTCAATCCACGACCAGAGATCATTATTGCTGCACAGCACCGAAACAGTTTACAAGTTGCCGGCATAGGCAGCATGGAAGAATGGGTGTTGATGCAAATTCAACAGTTGAGAAACTCAACAGATCGCCCCATACACATACGAGCACATCCACGAAGTCCACTGCGCATGCCATACATGCCTACTAATACCACAATGGAAGTTGCTAGACCCGTGGCCAACACCTACGACAGTTTTGACATGCACTTCAATTGCCATGCTGTGGTTAACCACAACTCAGGACCGGGTATACAAGCAGGCATTGCAGGATGCAGACCCGTTGTGAGTCACAGTAGCCTGGCATATCCTGTGGCAGTGGGTATGCCTGACATTGAACAACCTTACACTATTGACAGAGAACTATGGTTGGCCAAAATATGCCACACTGAGTACACTGTGGAAGAATTGAGACAAGGACTATGGCTAAAAAGAATCGAGCCCGCACTGACACAGTAACTGACTGCGCCTGCGTAATCCATGGCACTGGTTATGATTGGATCTACGTGGAAAAGCTGTACAACATGTTGACACACCATTTACAACATGGCATACGATTTCATGTGTACACCGAAGCCGCAAGGCCAGTGCCGCCACACATGATCAAACATGAGTTGACAGAATGGCCTGGTATTTCAGGACCTAAACGTAGTTGGTGGTATAAAATGCAGTTGTTCAACCCTGAACATCATTCAGGCAATTTGTTGTATTTTGATCTTGACTGTGTGATTGTTAACAACTTACAGTGGCTTGTAAACTTGCCTACACAACATTTTTGGACCATACGTGATTTTAGATATCTTCAACGACAAACACATTCAGGCATGAACAGCAGTGTGATGTGGTGGAACACTGAACAATATGCGCATGTTTGGGACAACTTTAACAAACTAGATATCAATCAAACTGTGCGCCGCTACCCTGGAGACCAAGACTACCTGGGCGCGGTAATACCTCCCACGGAAGTACGCTACTTTGAACAACACCAACTACAAAGCTGGCGTTGGCAAGTAGCAGATGGCGGATTTGATTTTGTAACACGCAAATCAAAAAAGCCTGGCACAGGTTCTGAATTGGATCCGCGTGCCAGCATACTGGTATTTCACGGCATACCCAAGCCACATCAATGCACTTCTGACCCTGTGATACAACGTTTCTGGCAGTAATACTTTTTACTACTTGACCAGAAATGTCCTTTTTGTTATACTAGTGGCTTACAAACAAGCAGGAGCTGGTGCATGGGATATCGTGTAGTTGACAACACAGACATCATGCGTGAAAAATACAGTGCCCGCAAGGGACTAGAAGGTCCGTTCAACCTCAGTGGTCGCGTGTTGTATTATGACAACAAGGAAGGTCAGTACTACGATCCTACTACCGACTTCTACGTGGAGCAGGCAGAAATGGACGAGATCAACACCCGTTTCTTTGAACAGTTCAAAAAGTAATACTCTAGTAGTACTTGACCAAAAAATCCCATTTTGCTATAATTGTCACATACAAAGCAAAAAGGAGCAATGAATGATTACTAAAGACACAGCAAATTTTTTACTGAACATGGTATATGAGCAGATTGCAGACGCTGAAGTATACGTGAACGGTGGCGAGGACAATGTGGGTTACTATGCAGACCTGCTGGTAGAGCTTAAACAGGCAAGACAACAACTGCTTGATTTGGTTTTGTAATACTTGAGTATTACATTTATTTTGGTTGACCAATAATTCCCAAAATGCTATAATAATGGCATACAAAGCAAAAAGGAGCCAGCAATGAAGATCGAAACAGCAATCAAACAAATACAAAATGAAGCAGATTTCCAAGGCATGGGCCTGTTGGAAACACTGCAAGACATTCAAAAACATGGTCGCATGATGTACGGCGAAAACACAATGAAGGCATTTGTTGTTTTTATGCAACTGGGCCAAGAGATGTTTGCCCCGGTTGACCAATAATTCACAATTTGCTATAATAGAAACATAAACAGTAAACAA